AACTGGCATGATAGGTGCGTTTACACCAACTATCCAGTGTTTTATCGGTCACACCAAACCAGCCACAGATTTCCTCAAGCGTGCATTGCAGGCCGCAGAGGTTCTCGAACTGCTTCTGGTCTATTTCCTTTCTTGGCCTTGCCATACGCGCCCTCCTTTCTCTGCTGGCGTTTAATAAACTTCTCCATGTCCCGCTTCAAATACGGGCTGTCTGTTTTGGCAATAATCGCCTGTGCTTCATCTATCGTCATTTCCCAAGCTTCGAACGATTGCCCATTCCCGCTCCGACAACTTCCAAATATCCGTGTTGACCTTTTCCGCAGCAGCCTTTTCCGCAGCAGCCTTTTCCGATAGCAAAAAGCCGGAGCCGAACAAGCCTTTCCCCGACGCTTTCTGTGAGTCAAGTGCGCGGATAAAATGTGCATCTCTTTCGCTAATTTCAAGGCTTACGCCGTGAGCTGCCATATAACACAGCATCGTTGCTGTCAAAACCTCGTCTGGATATGAGTATTTCGGCAGTTCTCTGTGCAACTTTTTGAGATTCTTTTTGTTCTCGTCATCCAGTATTTCTCTTAAATCAGCAGCAGCGACAATCTTATTGCCCCCCATGTTGGTAACAAACGACGTATTGACAGACGCGCCGTTTTCATACACAACTCCGCACCCGCACGCCACATAGTTTGCCGAGCCTCGCATAATTCCGAGGAGCGTAAGCGTCGGAGCAAACAGAAAAAAGTTGATTCTCTTGCTTGTGTACCACTCGCAGATTTCTGAAATAATGGAAAAAGGTGGATTGTCTATCACAACACACCCGGAAGGGTATTTCTCGCTTTTATAATCTCCGCCCGGATAAAACGGGCGCACAATCGCGGCATTGCCAATTTCGTACTTCTCAGCCGCCCAATCTCTTACTGCGTCGTAGATGTTATCTGGCGTGTAGCAATCGTCCGTTGTTTTCTTCGCTTCAAACTTTTTCAGAAACTCTTGATATTCTTCGTCATCGTCCGAAAGTTCCCCGCGCTCCATTCGTTCTCTAAATTCCTGTTCACGTTCTTCGTTAGTAAGTTCCGTTTCGTCGGTATCTCGGAAATCCCAGTCAAAATCAAACGCCGACAAATCCAGCCCAGGCAGCTCGTCAGCCAGGAGGTCAAAGTCCCAGTCGCTCTCGTTGCTTTTATTATCCACCAGCCGCAGGGCGTTCACCTGCTCCGGTGTCAGATCATCCACGCAGACACAGGGCACTTCTTCCATGCCCAGCTTCTGAGCAGCCAACGCTCTGCAATGCCCAATGACGATAACTCCATCACGGTCAATCACAATCGGCTGCACAAAGCCGTATTGCTTGATGCTCTCCGCAACATTGTTGATTTGCCGTTTATCGTGCTTTTTTGCGTTGCCGGCATACGGCACAATATCCGCAAGCCGCCGCTTTGTGATTTCCATGCCATCCTCCTGTTTTGCTACTAGCCCCCACCCCTTGGCCTTACATAGCAGACTTTACCCGCCCCGAGGGCATACACTTGCGCTGAATCGCTCTTCCAACCAAGCCACAATGCATCGTCGAACTTTCAGGCGGGCGCTATGCCCATTGCCAAAGGCATCGGCTCTCCTCTTTTGGAGCGGCGAGACGGTATCGAGCCGCCACACGTCCACAATGTTGCCTATAGCCATTGCTTTCGCTTCTGCTTCTGCACGCCGCATATGTCCCCGCTGGGCCACATCGTTGAGAGGTGCGCGGGGTCCTGTGCCGCATGAGAGGTGCGACCTCTCGGCCCTGATCGTGGGCTGCATCGCGCGTGCGGCATGTTGCGGGGAACGGTGTGAAAAGATGAAAAGCCCCGCGCCCCGCGATGGCGTAGGGGGTAAACGCCATAAATGAGAGAACCGCAAAGGCTTTTGCACCTCTGCGATTCTATTATCTCATAAGCAAATGGCTTTTTAAGGCCAACTTTTAATCATCGAGCAGCCCGTAGTTCCGTGCGACGCACTTAATGAAATCCGTATGCCATCGTCTCGCCGTCCGGTCGGAACAGTTGACCGCCATTGCCGCCCCTTCGAGCGTGTGGGTTTTGTCCCAGAACACGAGGCGAATAAATTTCAAGCGCTCTTCGCCGTCTTGCATTGACCTTGTTTCGCTCACCGCTTTTCGCACAGCGTTGTTTTCTAACAAAGCCACTCCATGCAACTCCTGCTCTCGATCTGGGTCGTAGCGACGGATAATGGCTTTTACATAGCCCCACCAACTATACCGAGGTTTACTCATGGCGTACCATCTTTCTCTTCACCCACGCCCACAGGTTACGCCACGGGTGGGCTTCTGCGTAATTGGCGCGCTCTCGTGCATTCAAAAGGTCGTCATGCAGATTCTGCGCGCTTCTCTGCCATTCGAAACAGTCTTTCGTTTGCTGATCTCTTTCCACCTTCATGGTAGCAATGCACGCATTCGCCCGCCCAAGCGCCGCCTCGGTATCAGCGAGCTTATTTCGCAACACATCCGCGTCCGCTTTCAGGTTCGCGATCTCGTTTGCCTTGTTGATGGCCTCGCCGTTCATTTGGCTGATCTGCTCAATCAGAGCGGCGTTCTTTCGCTGCATCGCCGCCTTTAAGTTTGCATACTCGGCAAGCAGATCGTTCTTCGCGTCAATGCAGTTTTTCAGCTCGACGACTTCCTTTTCAAGCGCCGCAGACTTCTCCTGCGCGTCTTCCACCATCTTCGCCATCTGGTCTTTGGTGTACTTCTTCACATTGATGCTCATAATTTGGCTCCTTTCATTCGTAGCTGTTCTTCCCGCCCCCGGTCGCTCACGATGCTCACGACCTTCACGTCGCCGTAGCGCTCAATGTCCATGGCGATGCGCTCCTTGATGCTCTGCGCGTCAGCGGCGGGGACGTTGGCTTTAATCGTGATCATCAGCATGGAGTGCCCCCCCTCTCTATCTCAAGCGCACGTTCGCGCAAGTCCCCAAATCCATACTCGTCTTGCCATCCTAACTCAGAAGACGCTTTCTGACAGCTCTCGCACAGATAGCACGTCCACGGCGTCCCATCGAAAACGCAACTGCGCTCCATCATAGCCCCTTGCTCGAATTTGCGCCCGCAACCGAAGCACACATGAGCCGCCCGCGTTTTAACAACCTTTCGACCAACAACGTCCATGCGTTACCCCTCCTTGGGAGCTTTTTCGATCAAGCCAAGTAAGCCGTTCCAACCAGCACAATACGCCGCGGGGAGAACATCTTTGCTGCACCGGCCCACGCCCAATTCATCGACGTCAATCAGCCTCATGGTCAGCACCTCCGTCCATCTTTGCACCGCAATGGCAATACGGCTGTCGTCTACTCTCTACTCTGCCGCAACGTGAGCATCGGTAGTATCGTTCCGGCATGATGTGGTCACCGCCCAAGAATGAGATCCACCGCCCATGCACCACCGGCGCAACGTCAGCGGCGGGGATACTATCAATCGCCTCTTTGCAGTCTCTTAGACACTCTCCTGCGTAATGATGAGCTTCATAGTCCCACATAGCACCATAGTCAACAGGATTTATTTGCTCTAATGCACAGAGCGCATCGTCACGTTTGACGTATTCAGCCATTGTTTACCTCCTCACTATCACAGTTGCCAGAGCAATCACAAAAGAAATGTTCATCCATTCCGCCGTGAGTTCGCAGTATGCTAACGTTTCTCCGATGGCGTTGGCCTGAATATCACAGGCGTGAATGCAGGGGCAAGGTTTTAACTCAGTCATTCTTCATCGCCTCCAATGCTTTCTCCATTGGGTGTCCGACGGACGGCTCTTGATTGTCGTATACATTGCCAACTACAAGCGGGCCTCTGCGTGGATCGCACATCTTGGTGGTGATCTTGTCGCGCCGCATTTTGCCATCTTTGGTACGGGTGGTCTTGTCGCTGTCGAGATCGTTTCTGCTCCACCCGTATCCTTTCGTTGCGATTGCGGACGAGTAGTCCGTGCCGTTGATAATAAAGACTTCCATGTTGCCCCTCCTTAGTACAGCAGCACGGGCTTACCCGCCGCGCGTGTCATGTTGTTGATGTTCTTCACGGTACTTCGTGCGATTTCCTTGCCGTCGAGCTGAATAACGACCGTAGTTGCACCGCCGCCTGATTCCGCCATAGCCTGCTTAAATGCTTCGACCATCGTTGCAAGCGGCGTTTCGATGTTCGTTCCGCTCTTCTGGTCGCCCAGTACGGCGAGAAATTCCTTTCCGCGAAATAATATCTCACGCATTTCGCTTGCCCTCCAATGCTTTCTTCGCCTCCTCGCGGGTCAGGAAAATCGTTTTCCCTATGGAACTTTCCACGTATGAGCAGAACGGGGTTGTATCAATGTCCCACCGTCCCTGTATTGCAAGGTATCTCATGTTCCTGACTTTGTGCTCTAAGATTTCTCCGGCGAACACTCTGAATAACGTATCGCCCACCTTGCATGGCGGCACCACCAGCCTCCCGTCCTTGTCGGCCTCGTCCAGCTCACGCAGACGGTCATCCAGCAGCCAGTTTTTCACATACTCCCAACTGCAATTATAATCAATTCCAACATCCATCAGGATATTAGACATTCGTTTAGACTCTTCCGGCGTCAGCCCCGTTTCCTCGTAGGCTGCAAGACGCTCCACACACGTCTGTCTGTACGCGCTTTTTGCCACACGGTCATTGCAATCATTGCCACTGTAACAACCTGCCGGATAATTGTAATCCGCTGCGCCGCTTGCGAGATATTTTGTCAATCTCTCCATCACTCCACCTCCTGCATCTTACTAATCACTTTTCGGATCACGTCGCCACCGTAAGCGTCTTTTGTCAGCTCCAAAAATTCCGTCAGCGTCATCATGCCGTGCTCGAGGTCGACGCCGTAGTCTCGGGCGAACTGCTTTCGTCCCATGTCACACGACCCGGTCAAGCGGTGGTGCCAGTCGTAAAAATACTGTGTCGGATACGTTTTTTCGCGGTCTGTCTCGCGCAGGAACGCATCAATACGCTCCTCTTCTGGCATATCCCCGAAAAGCTTGTCTCGCAACGCCTCCATTGCTTCGCGCAGCGTTTCGCCGTGGGAAAAAACATTGTCTTGCTTGGCGATGTAGCACGGCGTGAGCGTCAAATCTCCGTTCAAGATTTCCCCGTGCGCAGTGTTCCCGCGCACGGAACGAATCATGGTGTTTACTCCGTCAATTTGATAGACCGTTTCTTGGTTGAAACTCTTAATTCCGTAGCCGGAGCCGTAGCCGTAGCCGTAGCCGGAGCCGTAGCCGTAGCCGGAGCCGTCGCCGGAGCCGTCGCCGGAGCTTACAAGCAAAAAGGCTTTAATCCTATCGTCAAGCGTCATCTCTTCCACTCCGTTACACCTCGAAGCGACACCGATGCATCATCCGTGCACGGGATGATCTGGATTGCCCCAAGTACGGTCATTTCCGGAATCGTCACGGTAAAACAGCAGTTGTCCGGTGCTTTTGTGCCGTCCTGCGCCAACTGCTCCACGGCACACGCGCCGTCCCAGCTCCACAGCTTACGGACCTCGGTCATGGTGACCTCGGAGCCGTTGCGTTCCTTGATCTTGCCGAAAAACACGCCTGCGCGGTCACAGCGAACGATGTAGTCCTGATTGTTGTTCATGATGAAATTCCTCCTGATTTTTGTTAAAATTTAAAGCTCTCTCTGAGCTTATTCCCGTTGATATCTGCTTCCGCCGTAAAGTAGCGGTGCGCCTCGTTGATGTAAACGACGCGCCCGCGCGCAGTCGTCTCTTTCGTGGTAACGCTCATAATGCCGGTACTGCCCTCAAAGGCGGCAGGCTTCCAGCTGAATGGTTCTCCAATGTACATGGTCATTCCTCCCCAAATCTCAATTTTGTTACGACAATGGGGAACTCCTCGATCTCGCTTGCCCAGCGTGCCGTGCCTTTGCCGTTGTGCCGCTCGAACACCAGCGGAAAGCCGCCGATGCCGTCAAATAAACTGCCCATCGTAACAGGGCGCAAATATTGCGCGCTGATGCGCTTTGCCAAAAAGTCCCAAAACGGCAGCGCGATAGAATTGCCGAGCGCCTTATAGCGGGGGCTGTCCGCTGTTTTGTGGCGCTTCCCAAGACTATCGACCCAATAGCCTTCGCCAGTCTGACCATCGTACCACTCTCCTATGTCCGTCCAGCCGTCCGGATAGCCTTGCAGCCGTTCGCACTCCATCGGGGTAAGGCGGCGCACCACCATGCCCGTTCTCACGGTATTCTGCAAATTGTAGCTGATTCCGCCGTTTGATTTGGCCTGCAATGTACCGTTTGTTTCTCCTCCCTCGCAAAAGTTCCGACAATCGACGGAACACACAAGGTCTGTTCCGTCCTTAAAGTCCCGTTGCTTGCAACTGCTTGCAACGTCCCCCTCTCGGTAATCACCGAAGCCCTGCATTTGATACGTCAGCGGCACTTGGTTGCCGCCGCACTCCGCGTTCAGCGTTGGCGATTGCTCTTCGGCGTAGCCGATGCTTCGCGCTTTCTCGCTGTTGCCGAGCTTAAACCCGGCGCATACAACCGGCTGGTTGTTCCCGCTCATGCCTGCGGAAGCGGTCAGCGTAGGTGCTCTGTCGTCGCTTCGCACCTCGGCCCCGCCTTGCTGTGTTCCCATGCAGAAAATCGCCGGGTTATTTACTCCGCCGCCAACGCCACCTTGTAGCGTCGGGGATGCTCCCTCTGTGCCAAAAATCCGTTTGCTTTGGCAGTCCCACTGCGTCAGACAGTTTTGGAAAATCGTCTGGTCGTTGCTGGTGCCGAGCGTTCCGCTCTTGTCCTCCTGAACTAAAGCGCCTTTTCCTCCTCCGTCACAGCCCCCCCTGATTCGGACTGCATAAGAAGCACCGCTTTTAGTGTTTCCGGCAAGTCTTTCCCGCGCCGTTCCGCTCTCCGCAAAATGCCTTGACACGCTTTTGCGCTCAAAGAGTATTTCTCCTGCGGTGTCTCCTCCAAAATCTGCGACAACCGAGATACGACGGCGACGTTGGGGGACTCCCCAGTGTTGCGCGTCATGCACTCGCCAAGCCACGCTCCATCGTCCTCCCACTTCATCGTGGTAGCCACCCCAGGTGTTCCAGCCTTTTTCAGGCACTTCAATATCGGGGGCTTCCGGCTCTGCGATGCGGATGATCTCTTCGAGGACTGCCGCGAAGTCTTGTCCTTTGTTGCTGCTGAATGCTCCGGGCACGTTTTCCCAGACCATAAACCGAGGTCGGACCATGTCACCTGTTCGTCCGTTCGCTTTGTCATGTGCTCTCATCTCCTTCACGATGCGGATCTGTTCCATGAACAATCCGCTTCTTGCACCGGCTAACCCGGCGCGTTTTCCTGCAATGCTCAAATCCTGGCACGGTGAGCCGCCCGTGATAACGTCCACAGCTTCGATTTCCGCGCCGTTGATCTTCGTAATATCGCCGAGATGTTTCATCTCCGCCCCTCGCATTCCCCGAACAGCTCCCGGAACGGCTTCCCCGTGATCTCTTCCAGCGCCAGCAGCAGCCTCACCGTCACATCGCGGTCGCCGCGCACCCACGCCGACACCGTAAACTGCGACGCGCCGAGGGATTGCGCCAGTTCGGTTTGATTGTAATTCGTCTTTCCCAGTGCTTCCTTGAGCGCCGGATAAACGCAGAACTCAAACGGCGTTCTCGGTCTCATGATCTTGCTCATGCGCGCGCCTCCCCGAAAGCCTCTTCAAATGTCAGCCCCGTCACCGCAAGAATTGCCTTGATAACGCCGATGCTGAATTCGTTCTTCCCCGTTGTCCATCTCCACACGCAGAGCGGGGAGACGCCGATCTTCTTGCTCAACTCCGGCGGTGTCATGCCCGATGACTGCAAGGCTTTCTTGAGCTGCGGATATACGACCGTCTTAAACGGCACGTGGTTCGTGTTCTCACTCATTTTCCTGCACCTCTCCGAGCAGCGTCCCGACGGTCACGCCCAGTGCTTCGGCAATGTACTGATACGTCGGCATGTAGCTGATGCATCGTCCCTCTCTGAGGTTTAAGATGCTACTGCGCGATAATCCCGCCTTTTCTGCAAGCCCCTTGATACTCATGCCCCGCAGCGCACTCCATTTCTTGATGTTCTCGCCGATCTCTTCCGGCGACAGCATGCCTTTTTTCGCCGGTGGGGATTCCGCCAGAATATCGCTCAACGTCAAGCCAACGCATTCGGCGTATCTATATAGCGTCGACACCTTCGGATAGCTCGCGCCCTTTTCGAGTTTGGCAATGAATGACTGTTCTGTGCCCATCATATCGGCCATCCGAAACTGGCTGATATTTCGCATTTTTCGAACGTTCTTGAGCCGTTCGCCCAACTCTTTTTCTGTCAACATCTTTTCTTGCTCCCTTATTTCGTTCGTTGATAGCGTCTTGTCTTAAACTGCCGCGCGCCCCAATAGGCACCGCGTTCCTGCGTTTGGCGCGCTTCTTCTTCCTTCGCCTCGTTGTACTTGGCGATATCCGCCTGATAGTACGGGCAATCGCCGTGACAACCTACGTGCCGCGTCGGCGGCTTGCAGCTGTGGCAGTGCTCAAAGCTCATCTCACACCTCGCGGATCGTGATGCCGTACTTGTCCTGCATCAGCTTCTTTTTCAGCAGATAGTCTTTCGTTTTCGCGCCCTTTGCGTCCTCGACCTCGCGCAGCCAGTGCACCGTGCCGTTGCAGTCCGGCTCAGTCGTCCGCTCGTAAGTAAAATCCGCGCGGTAGACCATCGGCTTGATTCTCTCACCTTCGATAGTTGTGTATCCCTCCACGAGGGTAAAATTCACTTGCAGCCGCAAATCCCGAATCTTGCCCATCGCGCGCAGCACTTTCAGCTCGCCGAACCGCGCCGCCTCACGCTCGGAATCGAACTTGATGCCGTCGCGCACGACCTTGCGGTTGCCGTACTTGCTGCGCTTCTTGACTTCCTGCACGGCCATCTTTGCCATGACCTGCGCTTGAGCGTCCTTGCCCAGCCGAGAAATATCAATGCCCATTGCTTCCCTCCATTTCGGCAGCCGCCGCTTCCCACGTCAGCCCGTGTTCTCTCGCATAACGCGATACGCTCGGCAGGAATGATTCCTGTTCGGCTGTCCGCTCGATGTATGGCTTCATCCACGCCACCGAGACGTGCGGGGAAGCGGTGCCCCTGATCTTTGCCAGCACTTGGCCGACCTTTGGCGGAAATCCCCTCGTGTCCTCGGCGATCAGCGCATTCACTGCGCCCATCGCCTCGGCAGGATCTTCCCCGCCCAGCATGTCCGACCAGAGGGACACCATCTCTTCGGCTTCTGTGCGGGTCATCTTGGCATAGGCCTGCGGATAAGCCTGTTTTAATCGCCCCAAAAGGCTAATCACGTCAGCTCTTTCCACGGTTCTTTTCCTCCTCAAGCATCTCGGCGAATACATCACCGCCGGTAAAAGCCCCAGTGTTCCGATACCCCCCCGCGCTCTCGGGCAGCTCATCGTCCCACCGGCCTTGATTCAGCCATGTGGCGGGGTGTGGAATAAACTGCCCGTTGTTCTGCGTCCATTGGTCGCTGCACTTCTGCCGCTCCACCGCGGTCACAAGTGTTTCGAGGGGGGCTTTGACCCGCTCGAAAGCTCTCTTAGCAGACTGTTTCCCGATTTTTCGCGGGTAAACTGACCAGAAACGCTCGAATGCGTCCCCCGTAGAGGGGGATTTAGGGGGTATATGTCCTTGTCCTTGTCCTTGTCCTTGTCCTTGTCCTTGTCCTTGTCCTTGGCTTTTTTTGGTTTCCGAAAAACCGCTTTGGTTTTTTTGGTTTCCCTTGGTTTCCGAAAAACCGCTTGCTTTCGGCGGTCTGCCGCCCTTTTTCCCGTTCTCTCGACAGGCATTGGCGGCGGCTTCCTGCGCCTTTATGGACTCGTCAATATCCCGCTGAATCGCGGGCCAAATAAACCGTTCGGGGCCTTCAAACTGCGGCTGTTCTCCGTTTTTCCGGTAAGCGAGCATCGCCCGGACGATAGCCCCGATCGACTCGTCGTCATACTCGCGGAAATAGTCCTCGTAGCTCAGCCAGAGTTTGACATATTCTTTGCTCTCCGCCATGCCTCCACCGCCTTAAAACGGTAGATCGCCGTCGTCCTCACTGATCACCGCAAAGTTGCCTGCGGCGCTCTCTACGGTGAAATGCGGCTCGGTAGCATCGTTGCGCTTGCTGTCACCGAAATAGATATTATCGGCGATGATCTCCGCGTTGCGGCGCTTATTGCCGTCCTTGTCCGTCCAGTCGCGGACGGTGAGCTTGCCTTCAACCACGACCATGCGGCCTTTGCCGAGATACTGGCAAGCGAACTCTGCCGTCTGCCGCCACGCCACCACATCGAGGAAATAGGTTTTCTTCTCGCCGGTTGCTTTGCTCTTGAAATCGTCATCGACGGCGACGGTGAAGCTCGTGACCGCCGTTCCGTCCTGCGTGCGGCGCAGTTCCAGATCGCGCGTAATGCGACCCATGATGCAAACTCTGTTCAACATGATTCGTCCTCCAAATAGTTTTTCTTAAATACGGCCATAAAAGTATCGTGGCCGTAAAGCTCTTCAAAGCGCTTCTGACACTCGCGTTTCAGCCGCATATCCAGTTCGTGACCGTCGTTCCCGTGCACGCCGTAGTCGGCCATATTGTGCCAGTCGGCACGCAGCCACACCCAGCAGCCCCAAATATCGGATAGCTGCCGACGCCCACCACCGTAAATGTGATGCCGCGCGAGGTTCGTTGAGAATCCTGAGATATAGCACTCCCGCTTGTCCTGCATGATGCTTTTAGTCATTTGCCCCATTCCTCCTTTAGCGCGTCAAGCTGTTGTGGGGTCAAGGTCTCAATGCCCAGATCCTTGCAGTCCTGCACGATGTTGTCGATCAGGCGTGACATTTGCTTTGTGTCAAAGGTGGACGAGCCGTAATACAGCACCACGTTCTTACAGCCGTCGATTTTGCTGTCCATCACTTCCGTCTGCCAGCCGACACCATTCTTGTTCCAGCCGTCGCATAGCTTCTGCACGGCTTTCTCGCGCACACAGACTGTTTCTGTGTTGCCGCCAACGTCCATGACCTCTCGGCGGTAAATCTCACTCTTTGGCGTTCCTGTGGATTCTGCGAGCTTATCCAGCAACACCCATGAGTAAGCATTGGCATCGAGGCTCCGCTTCTCACGGTGCTTCTTGATGGTCACATCAACGTCAACCTCGTGCATCTCATCAAACAGCGCACCGACATTCTCCCGCGTGGCAATGGTGAGCAGAAACCCACCATCGCGCGCAAGGGATAAATCATGCAGTCGGGCTTTCATTCGCTTTTCTCCTCGCCATCATGCACGACCAGCAGAGCGGCGCTTTATAGGTCTTTCGCGCGTTCTCCGCAATCTCGGCAACGGAATACAACTTGCCGCCGTGCGTCACCGGGTAGATAGGCATTCCGCAGTCCTTGCAAGTATTTTTCTTGACCTCTCGCTTGTACTGCGCGTTAAATGCGGACATCTCTTCCTTGGTCGGTTTCTTATCCTGCTTGGGCGCGTTTTCTGCTTTCACATCGTTTTGGGGTCTGGTGTCATCAACTGGGTCGCGGAATGTATCGCTTTCTGCTTCGCTATAAATGCCGGAATACGCCAGCTTTGAGAGTTTCAAAACAACGCGGTCAAACATTCGCTTAAATGCCATCGCATAAGGGTAATCGTTCTTGCAGTTTTTCTGCGTGACTTCGCCCACCTCATATAACCCCTGATCTTTATCGCAATAAGTAAACACCAGCGCGCCGCCGTATCCGCATTTGTCCTCGGTAACAGCCATCGGGTTAAACGGTTTTTCCAACTTATCGTTGATTTTCAAGCAGCCGTTGTGAGAGATAATCAGACCCGTGTACCCCATCTTGCCGCTTTTCGTCTCGTTCATAAGTATCCAGAAGTCTGCGGGAGATAGTCCATACTTACCGCTTTCGATGATCTCGCAAGCCTTTTTCTTGCTCTCTTTGTACTTATCGGATTGCCAAACTGGGATTTTCTTCCCCTGCTTTTGGCTGTATTCCTCTTTGTTCTCACCAAAGTTGTACTCCATCACTTCACCCCCATGCTCATGCCCTGTACAAGCGTCGCACCGTCGATTTCGGCGCCGCTTTTCAGCAACGGGGCAAGGTCAGTCTTGCTCACCGTGGGGGCGTTGTAAGTAACCTCGCCGTCGTGACCGTTGGCGAGCATCCACGCCACCACCGCGCCCATGTCGGAGACCTCCACGCTGGTGGTTTTGCGATAACTGATAGAGCATCGGGGAGTGGAAAACTTCTCGCCGTTCAGAACAGAATCGAGATATTTTTTCTTTCTCTCTGCCGCGCGCTCTAAAGCCTGTCTGCGCGCCGCAAGGGTCTTCTCTTCTTCGCGGATCGCCTTTGCTTCGGCAACATCGTTTTTAATCCAAAGCGCGATGTTCTCAATCTTCTGCTCTCTTGCCATGTTCAGCTCTAAGAGCTTTTCAACGTCAAGGATTTCGCCGGTCTCGGCATCTACACATTCCGCAAGCGCGGAATCAATCTGATAAAGGTTCATCTTTTACCTCCGTAATATTGTCTGTGCCACAGTAAGGGCACACGGTTTGAGTGGTAATCGTCCAGTTCTCATCGTCCAGATTTTCGCGGTACGCATAAAGAGCCGGCTCTCGGAAATCCGCGCCGCAAGCCCAGCAGTGCATCATTCCTCCACCTCCAAATACACCATCGCGCTCTGCACGCCGAACACGCGCGCCGCCTGATGGCCGTTGAAAAACACGTCGATGTGGTTGCCGTTCACACCGCCGCCGCAATCCTCCGCGATATAGCTGTGCTGTGTGCCGTCCGGCCAGATCAGCAGGACGCGCGAACCGTATGGAATAACCTTCGGGTCAACCGCGATCGTGCGCCCTTCGGTGGCCAGCGCGCCGGTCGCGGTGTAGCCGCTCGCCCACTTGCCGCAGCAGCAGCGTCCGGGGCAATAGGCCGTCAGCGTAAATTCGCCGAGAAACACGTCATTGCAAACGGCGCTCTCCGTCGCGGGAATGTCCCACGCGGGATCATACTCCTCTACGATGGGCGCTTCTTCCGGTTCCGCATCGACCGCCTGCGCGCTGGTGGCGAGGATTGAGATCACGATCAAAAGGATCGTTGCGCCCAAGCACGCCGCCGCAAACAGCGCCGATTCATCGGCCTTGCGCTGCTCTCTCGTGCGCTTGTCGTGCCGTCTCATCGCCTGCACCCCCTGTCGATGTAGGGCAGCAGGTCATACAGCGCCTTGCATACCGCGCACGCGCCGATGACAGAAAGCCCCGTCGTAAAGTCGCAGCCGTTGAGCGCGATCACCGCAGCGGCGATGCCGCCGAAAAACAGCGTGTCAATCATTTCGTGCCTCCGATCAGCATGAGCTTTTCCGCGTCCGTAAATTGCAAAACTCGGTCAAGTTCCCAGATTTCTTCTAACGTCCAGCGGGAACGCCCCGCCATTCTGTTACAGATTTGCGTTTCCGATAAGCCGATTTCCTCGCCCAGCTCCTTGCCGGTGCGAATCAGCGCCCGTCCCATCGCGCCGCGCACGGCTCGCTCAAGGTCATTTCGCCGGCGCGTTAACTGTTGTGGCTTTAGCATCTTGCCTTTTCCTTTCTTCCGTGCTACAATGAGCACGGACACAATATCTTGTGGTGAGATTTGTCCGGTGCCCTGTTCGGCCTGCTACGCTGAACAGGGCTTTTCTTATGCCCCTTCATTCGATCGGCTCCAGATCAAAAATGCTGTCTGGGTAAAAGCTCCAACTCCCGAATCGGGATTTGCTGCACTGTGCGTCATAAAGCCACTCATTCAGCTCGATTTTCTTGGAAGTCAACGCCGCATCTTCCACGGCGTTTTTCGCTTCGTGCATTTCGATGTATGCCTTCTGGCGGTTAAAGTTATTGATGGACTGTGGCGTTTCGAGCACGCCCACAAGGATAACCACTACCGCCGTGACTATGGCAATGATAGAGATTGTTTCTACTGCAAACAGGCACAAAGAGGAACCTATCTTTCCATCAAACCAATGTGAAACGCAGATGGCAATGATCCCGGCAACGATTACAATAATCCAGTTCATGCGCCCTCCTTATCCGCTCTTGCAGTCTGCGCGGCTTCCGATGCCGCTCTGATTTCCTTTTCGGTCACGCCGTACAATCTGGTCAGTGGTCTAATGTACTTGCTTGCGATACCATTCACACCGCGTTCCCAGTTAGACACCGCGGAAACTCTTACGCGGAGTTTCTTTGCTACGTCTTCCTGCCGCAAACCGGCATTTTCTCGGATTGCCTTTAATTCCAAGCGTTCTCCCCTCCTTATAAAGTTCAGAACTTTATATTGACAAACGCAACCAACACCGCTATTATGTAAGTGTCAGCCAACAAAATATCGGTTATAAGTCCGCAAAATGGGAAATCCGTTGGGGGCTTGGTTTTTTGTTGCCTTAATTAAGTTCTGTAAGGCTATTATATTCACTATTTTAGTGAAAGTCAATCGATTTTCGCTAAAATAGTGAATCTTGGTGCATTACACAATTTCCTCAGGTTTGAATTAGCGGATAAATACAAAATGGCATAGGAGACAAAAATGCCAATCGGTGATTTTATTAAAACCCAAGGGGTAAGCTTTTTAGTGGCAAGAAACAAAGAAACCGTATCCACTGAAAAGGGTTTGCCGAATTGCGATAAAATGCGGGGGAAAGATGCTATCACTTTCCTCCCAACGGTCGATATAAAAGAAGGAGACTCCCTGACTTTCCCTGACGGAAGAACGGTATATGTTTCTGAAATTTCAACAGAATACTTTAATGGCGTCGCAAATTATTTGACCGTTTACTATCAGAAAACACCTAACCCGGAACCCCCTGTACCTCAATCGCAAACAATTTTTAATATTGGAACCGTTACAAACTCGGTAATTGGCAATAACAATTCTGTCTCCGTTTCTATCCAAGAGATGAAAGAGCGTGCTGAGCGAGACGGCGGGGATGATAAAGAAACCCTGCAAGAGATCATTTCCATTTTAGAAAAGATTCTCGCAGGGCAAGAAACGCCAAAACCGGGGCTATTAAGTAAATTCGGTGCTTGTATGGAGCGCAATTCGTGGATAACGGGAGCTATCGCGTCTGCTTTAATCAACTGGCTGATTTAAGGCCGCCTGAGTTTCCGCAAAACAGCAATCAAGATCGAGCGTCAAGCGTGCACTACCATCGCTGTTCTGCTCCAAATGATACGCCTTGACATTATTGATCTCAACGCCGCTAATTTTTACACTGTAATACTTCCCAAAGCACGAAACGGTAATGGATTGCAAGTTTTCTTTTTTCATAAGGCAGCTCCTCCCTATTTGATAAGGCAATTTTATTGTATTCACTATTTTAGTGAAAGGCAAGCATATTATGGATTTATTTAATGATAAGATTAAACCGCTTTTTGACAGTTCTGGAATGACGGATAGGGAAATTGAAATAGCCCTGGGTCTCCCACGAGGAGTAATTTATAAATGGAAATCCGGGAAGTATAAAAGTTATACGGACTATCTTCCACAAATTTCAAAACACTTTCATATATCCGCCGATTATCTGATGGGCATTGACGCCCCCAAGTCTCCGGTCGAGGCCGAGGGCGTAAAAGAAGCCCACGATCCGAAGGCCGAGGGTGAGGATGCGCAGCTTGCGCAGCTTATTGCCGGGTTTAGCCGATTGTCTCCGCAGCAGAAGAGTGCAGTGCTTGCTGTGATAGAAGGTTGTCAACCATCGCAAGAATAATATTTTTCTGCTCTGGCGTCAGGTTGGCAAAAAGTTCTGCCGCTTTTTTCGTTTGTTCGTCCATAATTATGTCCCTCCAAATATTTTTGTAACGGGGCTATATGTTGATTATTGCACTTTGTGCAGTCGAAAATATAAGAAAATGGAGAGTTGAGATGAAAAAGTTTTTGCTTATCGCGCTGTCTTCGGCTCTCGCGCTCGGCATGTTAACCGCCTGCGGGGAAACAAATCAGTCCGAGCCAGAAAATGAGCCGGAAACTCCGCCCGATCTCGTTGGAGAATGGAAGCAGACAAACAGCGATGCAGAGGACGCATGGCAGGCCGCTACTATTTCCGGAGATGCCATTGAGGTGTATTGGGTATCTGATAACGGAGACACAAAAGCCCTCTATTGGGCCGGTTCTTTCGATGCCCCTACCACGGCGGATGAGCCGTACACCTGGGAATCGGAAAATGATAAAGACCAGACCGATATGGCAATTCTCGCCAGCGGCGATGACACCAAGACGTTTACCTATCAGGGCGGCGTAATCAGTTACGAAGTGTCTGCCATGGGAGTTACGCAGACCGTAAAACTTGAGAAGCAATAAGTAACTAAAGGCACTGCCGCCCTCTGCAACAAACGGCAGTGCCTTTTTGCAGCCAGCGGGAAGCGGTCGCCGCTGCATGTCTTGACCATACTCCGCTTTACCTTGGCAATTCAACACCGAAACATTGCAATAAGACAGCGCTCGACACGGTTCGACAAGCCCTCATCTTGCGACTTTGCGGCGCAAAAATCGAAAAAATTAAGGTGGCGTAAATGAACATTCAAGAAGTGTGAAGAATCCGTAAAGAAGATTTGAAACTGACCTATCAAGACATTTCCGACGTTTCCGGCGTACCGCTGTCCACCGTGCAGAATTTCTTTTCCAAGTTTTCTAAAGCTCCGTCCATCTACACCGTCGTGCCAATCTGCAAATCGCTTGGAATATCGCTTGATGAAGTGTTCGATATCTCCGAACACTTGACGCCAACAGAAGAAACCTTGCAAGCGCGGAATGATGAGTTGGAACGTCACGTTGATGCGAAAGCGGACATGATCGAGATCATGCGGCGCGGCGTCCGTATCCGCAACGGCGTGATTGCTGTAATGTTTGTCATTATCGTTCTGCTGGCTGCATGGTGCTTGTACATTGATTGGAGGGGGATTTGAATGAAGATACCGAAAGCAAAACTGCTACCGTCCGGCAACTGGAATGTCAGCGTCATGGTAGACGGAAAGCGCGTGTCCGTCACAGCTCTTACCAAAAGGCAGGCAGAGAATGAAGCGGCCGCGTTGAAGTCCGGCGCAAAGTCTGCCGCTCGTGCGTCCGAGCGCACGGTTGGTGATGCTATCGACCGATATATTGACAGCAAGGACGCGATACTCTCCCCCTCCACCGTCAACGGGTACAGAAAACTCCGCAAGGCGGTTTTCCCGGAGCTGATGAGCGTTAAGTGCTCCGCGTTGACGCAGGATCGCGTGCAGCGTGCCGTGAATAAGATGGCGCGGGAAAAGTCGCCCAAGTACGTCCGCAACGCTTACGGCCTGTTTACTGCGACAATGGCAGAGGAATTCCCAGATAAAGTGTTCCGTATATCTCTCCCTCAGAAGGAAGCACCTAAAATCAAAATCCCTACCATGGACGAGATCAGAATTCTACACGAAGACTGCAAGGGCACGGACTTTGAATTGCCTTTCCTTCTGGCTGTCTGGCTCGGTCTCCGTACATCGGAGATCAGAGGTCTAACATGGGATTGTCTTGACGGTGATATCCTGACGATTAAGCAAGCAATGGTAGACGGTGAGAACGGCCCGCAGCTCAAGCAGCCCAAAACTTACAGTGGAAACAGAAAACTGAAAGTGCCGCCGTATATTATGGGGCTGCTTGACGCAACACCGCACACAGATGAGTATATTGTCCACGCAACCAGAAATGTCCTATATAAGCATCTGCAACGCGCGTGTGCCCGCTGCGGAGTTCAGCCGTTCCGCTTCCACGACCTCCGCCATGTAAACGCGTCGGTCATGCTCAGGCTCAATGTCCCGGACAAATACGCAATGGAGCGCATGGGGCACTCCACAAACAACATGCTTAAAAACGTATATCAGCACACCATGGATGATAAAGCCGTAGCAGTGGCAGATGCCGTTGACGGCTTTTTTGAATCCGAATTTCATCTGTAATTTCATCTGCAATTCATCTGCAAAAGTCGTGTTTTAACGGAATATAACTTGCAGATATCGCAAGTAATGCGTAAACATGTAAGCTTGAAAACCCTTGCAAATACAAGAAAAACCCCGCAGCCGTTGAAACTGCGAGGTTTTTTCATTGGTGGAGGCGGCGGGAGTCGAACCCGCAACCGAAACCGCAAAAGCATTGATATTACACGGTTTTTTGATACGCATCTGTAATTCCATCTGCAATTTACTTTTCCAGTTTGCGCATGACGCTATTATAGACGCGCTCGTTTACAATTTTCAAGCTGTCCATCAGCTCGTCCATAATCACCCATGCCTTGTCTGGCGGAACGTCTGCCACAGCCCGCAGAAAATCGCTGTCGCCGTATGTTTCGACGTTGACCGGCGCGGGCGCTGCGGAGTATGCCATTGGCAAAGCCCTCTCTCTGCTGCCGCTTTGCTGGTCCCGGATGGCATACAGCACGGCAAGGCGCTCATAGTTTGTCCAACTTGATTCTTCCGTCTCGAGGCGAGCTATCCAGCGATTGACCTCATTTTCGTCAACCATAGGGGTGCACCCCCTTTAGCCCTCAATCGTGTCCATGCAACGCTGGATGGCTCTGCGGATGCTTTCGTCGTCGGCGTTGTCCAGCATTTCCTGCAACTGGCGTTTCATGTTGTCGATGCCGCCGTCGCGGGAGTAGTGGCCACGGACGTAGTGCGTGCCGCGTCTCGCATTGGACATGTCACGGTCATAAGCGCCGCGCATACCCGACTGCCAGTCTCCGTCGCGGGAATAGCGGCGAGAATAGTCTTCATCGCGGGAATAGCCGTCGTCCTCCAACATCTCGATTTTATCGATGTTTTTGATGGTGTCCGTCAGCTTGTGCGCAATTTCGAGATCGCCCGCGCCAAGCTCACCCTTACGTGCCAGCTCGTCGAGTTCGTCGCACAGCATATTACGCAGATCATACATTGCTTTCTTGCTCATGTCCATTCTCCTTTCACGCGATTCTCTCAACCGTCAGGTTCGAGTTGGCGAAGTTGACGGCCTGATTGCTGGTGTTTTCCATTGCGACCGTCAGGAAGCAGCCTTTCGGGACGCAGACTTGCGCGGAAACGTAAATGTTAAAGTAGTTCCCTACCGCCGCAGGCGTGACAGTCGCCGTTGCACTGGTCAGCGGCTCTCCGTTAATGGCAAGCGCCGCCGTGATGGCCTCAACCGTGCCTCCGGTGGGAATAGCGATGTTGCCGCCAAAGGAGACCCGAAACAGAGCGCGGTTTTGATTGGTGAGGCCGCGCAGCGTGATTTGGCCGCTTCCTTCTCTATGCACAATACACGCTTTCCCGCTTACCGCTGTAGCATCCAAAGGAACGCTTTGATTTGACGCAACAGTTACAATGTTGTTATTTACATATTCTGCCATAAATATCATTCCTTTCGTTTACAAATTCTTTTTGGCTTTTCAAATATTTCCTCGCCCGTCCATCCTCTCGAATGTCTATGATATGCAAGCGCTCTATCAAAATTAAGCAAGTCGCACCACTCGGCTATTGTCTTGGAATCCCCTTTATAAGTAACATAAACATTGTCTCGCCTGTTTCTACATTGCCATTTATTGTTTATCCAACGACAATTTTCAGGGCAATAGCCTTTTTCATTGTCTTTTCTATCAAGCGATAAAGTTTCATTATACCCATTGGCTATCGCCCAATTATAAAAACAAGAAAAATCGTTTGCCCATTCGGAACATACCGAAACGCCCCTACCGCCATATCTGCCGAAGTCTTTTGAACTCTGATTATTGCATCGGCATTTCATGCCATGCCATATACGATAAAGACGCGTATTTTTCATTCCGTGCGTTTTATGCTTATCTCCAGATAGTTTACCGGCCATACATCCACAACTATTTATCCTCCGGTCTTTTAACTGGTCAGAACGAACGCGAACATACTTTCCGCAATCACACTTACAAAGCCATCTTCTGGTGTCTTTGTTTATACTATATCCCTCTCGCTCATTTGCCGGAATGAAACGGACAACAGTTAAATAGTTTATGCGCTGGCCTGTGTAATCTACTTTTGGTGTTTTCATAAGGTACGTCCTCCTACAATAATTTAATTAAGCTTAATTAAATTATATCACACTTTTTTCTTGATTTCAAGAAATAATTGTGTTAAACTTAATTAAATTTTAGGAGGTGTGTTATGGCCCAAAACGAACTAAAGAACAGAGCGCGTTTCTCTACCACCATAAGCTTCGAGACAGAGCGAGCGCTAAAAGAGTATTCAAAGGAAACCGGTGTTCCAATTAGCAAAATTGTTGACAAAGCAATTCGCCAATATTTAGAAAGCAAAGGAAATACTTAAAAAATACAGCGGCGAGGCAATAGCCCCGCCGCGTTGTTGTCAGTATCGGCACGGGGCCGACCATCTCGGTAGCGTCACCGATATGGTGACCGAGAAGCTATGCTATGCAGTTGTCAGCAGCCGCAGCCCTGATTGCAGCCGCAGCCGCCGTAACCGCTGCCTGCCCACGGGTTACAGGTAATGTAGGCAGGCGAAGGGCACGGACGAAGCTGAGAGATCAGATAGTTGTTCTGCGCGGCCTGAGATGCCGCCAGCTTCAGATTCTGATTCTCGGTCTGGAGGTCGGACAGTTTGCTCTGCGTCAGGAAGTCGAGGATGGCGCGGCTGTTCTGGTTGTTCGCGTCAATAATGTCGCGCGTGGCGTTCTGTACGGTGTTGCGCGTGTCGCACGCCTGCGTCGCCATGTCGTAGCGCACCTGGGCGATAGCTGCACGGTTTTCGCAGCAACACTCAGCGGCCTGCATCTGCATGGCAGTCAACTGCTGCATGAGAGCCGCCTGCTGGTTACTGCGGGAAAGCTCAGCCTGTGCAAAGCCGTTGGCCATTGCCATGTTGGTGCCGTTGACAAGCTGCGCCTGCTGGTAAAATCCGTCGCAAAGGCCCTGATTTACACTGTCGATCTTACGCTCGACATTAGCAAAATCAGAGGTCAGCACATAGCCATCGACCACGCCGCCGGAATTGCCAGCGTTGTTGCCCCAGCCGTTGCCGCCCCAGCCAAAGACGGCAAAAATGAGGAAGAGAATAATGAGCCATGCGCCGTCACCGCCCCAGCCGAAACCGCCGCCGTTGTTGGTAGGCGAGACCGGCATGGTCAGCATGGGAGCGCCGCCATCGGAAAGAGACATAGTATCACTCCTTTGAAAGATTTTTATTCATCAAATCGTGGCCACGATGTTGATTTTGCCAAAAGTTGAACAAACACTTTGCTTAAATCTTGCTTAGACTTTGCTTATTGCATCAGACTTTGAAACTGCTTTGCCATCTGTTGCAGCTGGTTTAACTGCGCCTGAGAGAGCTTACCGCTCTGCAAAAGTTTTTCAACCTCCGCTTTGGGGTCACCATGAAAATTTGCCTTGAATTGCTGGAACTGCTGCAGCATCTGCATGAAGCCGTTCCCTCCGCCGAGCGCTCCGAAAAAGGGATTATTCATCGCCATCGTCCTCCTTGTGCTTCTTCTTGCCCTTTATTTCGCCCACAAGCGCCGCCAGACGGTCGAACTCATCGCGGGTGACAAACTTATCATCCATTTTTTTAGTATCATGAGGTTTGTTTTCAGCGTCTTCCGTGTAATTAAACGTCCTCATTGGAATAGGCGTGCCGCTTGCGTCTCGCTCCTTGATGTGGAAAACCATCGAGTTTGTTTCAAAGATAATTACTCGAGAATTTGGGGCGACCATAAACCCATTTGCTTCTTCTTTTCCTCCGCTAATCCATACAACGCTTGTCTGCATTTGCTGCGGTTGAGCCGTTTGCGCAGGCATTTGTGGCTGCATCATCTGTTGCTGCCGCATCTGCATGAGGTTGTCCGGCATCGGCTGCGGATAATAGGGGTTGAAATAGGGATATGCCATGTTCATTCCTCCGTTTCTTTGACCCAGTAATAAAGCGGGATTTCGTTCTCGCTGTTCCAGCTGTCATAGATCACGCCGTCTTGCACGCACACGACATGACCGGAGAGGGCGAGAATATACGTCCCGTGCGAGTGATCGTCTGCGAACTTACCGACCGTGTAGCAGTCGGGGCAGGTGTCCGGCATGATATAGCGCCGATAGCCAAGCGACCGCAGATACGCGCCCCAACAGGCGTTTGCATTTGGTAAATCGCCGTCTAAGTACCCCTGTATGCAGAGGGACAAATAAACTTCGTCCCAGTCCTTGCCGGTCGCCTTGCAGATCGCACGCACTGTGCAATCGGAGACATTACGCCCTGCGGGATTTGGGTTAAAATAGCTATACATGGAAAAGCTCCGCGAAATAGACGTAAGTGCGCAGCTCATCAGGATCAGGAAACAGTGTCAAAATGTCCATTGCCATCTGCTCGGTAAATCCACAAGCTAAAAGTCGGTCGTACATCGCCGCACCTCCTTTGTTGTTTATATGGTACAAAAAAACGGACACTCAAAAGCGTCCGTAAAGTGTATGAAAAGTGCGTCAAAAACCGTCGAACGATTCTGCTTGCCTTTCCACATGAAACATGATATTTTAATTTTGCAGGGTCTTTCCGGCCCGCTTTTTACACAAAAGAAATTGCCTCACCATTTGGTGGGGCAATTTCTTTTTTCGTGTTGGTCTGATGAAATTTTGTGGTACGCCCGCTGCCGGTATTTTTTCACCGCGTCAACAGACAGGTTGTGCTCCATTGCGACCTGTACGCAGCTTTTCCGCCGCACGTCGCACTCAATGATGCACGCCGCCTCGTCCTCAGGCAGCTCAAAAGATAAAATATATGCAATGGCTCTTTTGGGAGCCATTGATGATAGCTGTGCTCGCATCGCTTTGTGCTGACTGTCCATGCCCGTGTAGGGCTTGCAGAGGCGCTTGCGCGTGGGCTTTCGCCGCCCGCTCCTTCCTGTGCCCGATTAGGACACGTTATTTTGTCGCTCTCTGGATCATCGTCACGACTTCCTGCCGCGTGATAAGTCGCTGCGGAGCGCTGCCGTCCGTGATACCCGCAGCCTTTGCCGCCGCCCAGTCTTTCGCCGCCCACGAAGAGACGGGCTTGGTGCCGAGCTGCGCAAGGTAAGCGTCCATCATCTTGTTAAACGTTGCCTGATCCATGTACTCCTCCATTTCCGGCGGATACTTGCCCGCCAAAATCATGCTCCCTGTGTGTTTGAGGTGGTTGTCCCACTGGAAATGCGGGCGGTCGGGGAATTTCTTCCAGTCGCCCCCCCACGAAAAGCCGACCTGCTTGCCGATTTGCCCGCAGCGGGCAAAGAACGTCGGATCGTCGTATCCGTGCCCCGCGACATCCTTGCAGATGTCAAACGCCAGCCCTGCTTTGACGCTGTGAAAAGTCGGGCGCATCGCGTCTTTGTGGGCGTAGCCCTTGCTCACAAGATAGCGCTGGTAATCGTCGTCGCGCACCGTGTCCGTGACTTTGGCGGGCAAGCCCGCCTGCTTGCACAGGTCCAGAAAGATAAGGCAATTTGCCCGCACGTCCGCGCGCAGATACTTAATATCGCCGCTTTTAAGCATCGCTGTCACCCTTGCTGTCGATCACGTCCTGTGCCTTCTGCGACTGCGTCCCGAAGTAGAACGCGATGATGACCGCATAGATCGTCATGAAGTCCTGCGAGATGTTGCCCGTGACGGCCATGTACGCGAAAACTCCCGTTAGCACCAGCGTCACGATGCTCTTGACGCTCATCAGGTTCGCCAGTCTCTTGTGAATCAGTTCCATGTTATTCGTCCTTTCCTTTGATTTTGATTCCAGCCAGCAGGCCGAGTTCTGCCGTCCACGCGGCGAACCACGCGACGGTCAGGCTGTCCGGCACTACCTTGTCATGCGCGGTCAATACGAGCACCGCAATGCAGTACCAGCAGAGGTTGAGCACTGCCGCGATGACGTACTTGTCCCGCTTTCTCAGCTTCTTCATAGGGCCACACCCGACAGCAGCCATGCAATAAACGCGCCCGCCAGCGCCGCGAGAGCCTTGTCGACCAGCCCGTCCCAGCGTTTCCCCGCCTTACCCGTGATGGCTTTCACGTCCTCTTTGATCTCCTTGACGTCTCCCTCGACGGTCTCCTGCTTGGTCGCCAGCACTTCGACCGACGTTGCCAGCCTGTCAAGCGCCGTTTGGTGCTCCTGTAACTCATTGATCCGATGCGTATTGCTCTTGCATCGGCTTTCGATCAGAGCGATCTCTGCGTCATCGTAGCGCTTTGCATTATCCATATCCCGCTCCCTTTCTGCGGGCTTAGACCGCCGTGAAATAGTTCCCTACCAACTCGTGTGGCAGATACTGCAAGACGATCTTCCCGCCCGCGGCCTCGCCGGTACGCTCGCACAGGTATAGCTTAGTGTCTTCGGGGTCTTTGTAATAAAGACCATACTCGTACTCCATGCCGCGAGCGGCCGGAATCGGGTCATCTTGAGTACCCGCGTGGTCGACGTTGATGATCGTCCACATGGCAGGGGTGGAATGCGGCGGCCAGTTCTCTTGCGTGGTGTGGCCCTGACCTTTGTTGACGCGGTAGACGTGCAGCACGCCGCTTTCGTCCGTATCACTGCGGCGGTCGCCGGGCTTGACGGTCTCGCCGATGTGATCCGCCCAGCGCGGGAACAGCTCGGGCGACTTCGCCGCCTCGCCGTCAGAGAGCGACGCGCTGGCCTGTTCGATCATCGGTCGCAGCCTTGCCGCGCGCTGCGGCGTGATGCTCTGACCGACCAGCGCCGTTACGGTCGCCGCCGAAAGCTCGGATTCCGTGGGCTTGCCCATCTTAATGCTGACCGTGCCGTCGCGGTGGTCGGTGATCGCCCCGCTCAGGCTGTACGCGCTGTTGTCCCACTCGTTGACGACCTCTTCGGTCTCGCCCGTGGGCTGGCTGTCCGAATCGTACTTGGGAACGGTGTCGCGCTGTATGATGCTCCACGGCGTGTTGTCGGGCAGCAGTGCCGCCGCGTCCGTGGCGGTCATCGTCAGGCGGATGTTCTTCACCTCGCGCTCGCCCCACGTGCGGTCTTTGTGCTCGCCCGTGATGATCGCGGGGTACTCGGTGTTGTTGACTTTGATGTATGTTACCATAGTTTCACTCCTTTAAGCGATAAGTTCGAATTCTTCGTTCACGAGGGCGTCGGACGGGAGGATGATGCAGGGGCGGATGCCGTTGCTCTCTGTTACGGATGCACTATCGTAGGCATACCCTCTTACTAATCCTGCATAATTAATGTCCAAAGTGGTTATGGATCGGAGCCACCACTTGGTGAGGGTTCCGTTATAAGTGGCAAGGTAGGCAGGGTTATTGATGATGCTCTCTGCGAATCCGTCTAAACCCGCGCCATCCGCCGGAAATATATTTCTAAAGTTGAGTTCATAACCTCCAAGAAGAAACACCTTGCAGGACAGTCCATTTGCGCCGCTCTGCACACTTCCGCCTTTTCCGCCTTTGAGATACGGAATCTTCGCCTGTTTAATTGCGCTCTGAATGTTGGCATCAAACAGGCTCAGGAACGTGCTGTTTAGATAGGAGTGGATAGAGCTATTTTCGTACAATAATTCAGAATTACTGTTCCACTGTCGCATCTCGTAGATGTCCTTCATTAACAGCCATGTTCCGTCGCAGCTGCTGTCATACAAGCTGCTCGGCAAGCCCTGATGGACAACGATGAATTCCTTGCGCACGCCACCAACATTTGCATATACTGATTGTCCCACGTTCAGCGTCTCAATCTTTGTCCCCGCGCTCGACAGCGCAATATCATACCCCGTCCCGTCGATAAGCGTCCTGCCCTTGAGGATGTTGTACACCGTGCCGTTTACCATGCACTTCCCGCCCTTCACTTCGTAAGCAGTGCCGTTGACGAGCGTTTTTGGTAATGTAGGGGTTTTACTTTTCGTCGTAAAGCTTCCGGATTTATCGTACTGCGATCCTGCTGTCACCCAACCCCCGGACGTATTTTTGTAGTAGAGTGACGCGCTCCAGTTGTACGTTGTCCCCGGCGTCAGCCCCGTGATGTCGAGAGAAAAAGTGTTTTCGCCTCCGCTTGTCTCCGGCGATAACGCAGAAAATGTCCCGACGCCGCTGACGGCAACGTCCATGCGCCGCTGACCTTTATAGCTGCTTGACCCTCCGGAAAACTTTCCGACTGCGTTGGCGATAGTCCCGTTGCTAGAATCCGGCGTTATCTCTACAGTAAATGTAGCCATTTCCGCCTCCTTAGCCGTACACCCAGTTGATCGCGTAGTCCTCGGTGGGCGTGGTCTCCGTGCTCACGAGTGTCTGCTTGACAATGTTGCCGGATGCGATATAGTCGCTGCCGCGCGTCGCCGCCACCAGCCCGCCTGAGCCGTTGCCCTTGAGAATGTTGGTCGTGGATGGAACTGTTGGAACACTGACCGTGACCGCGCCCGTCTTACCATTGACCGACGTGACAGGATACGGTGGCGGATTGTTCTTACTGTACTGCTTGACGTTGTCCACATTGCCGAGGCCTACATCTCCCTTTGCAAGGCTCACCGCGCCTGTCTTACTGTTGACGCTTGTAACCGGCGCACTCTGCAAGGCACTGTCAGCCTTGCCCAAACTCGCCTGCACGTCGCTTGCAAGGTCGGATTTTGCCACCGTGGACTTAAAAGCCAGAGTGCCGAGGTCGGCGAACCACTTCGCGATTTTGCCGAACAGCACGGAGAGCTTTTCACCCGTCGCAATATTTGCGCGGGTTCTCGCTGCCGTGAAAGCCGCCGTGACATTACTGCCGTCGCCGGTCTTGTCCAGCTTATTGACGAGCGCCGAGTACACGCCGCCGGACTGTACGGGGTTCGCGCTGCCCTGCGTAGGCGTTGCGTCGGTAGTTACCTTGACGTCCTTGATAGCGTTGTCAATGTATGAAAAGATGTCCTGGTGCTTGTTTTGAGGGTCATACACTGAGGCCAGCATGTCACCCGTACCAGCACCAGAAGCGCCACGGCAATAGCCTGCGTCATAGCTCGTGCCGTTCGACAGCGTCACGATAAGGTGATAGTCGCTCTGCCGGATGGTAATACCGGTAATTGTGGGAGCATCCGTGCCGGGGCTGCCCTGCGGACCTTGGATGCCCTGTTCACCCTGTGGGCCGGTGTCGCCTGTTGCACCTTTTTCGCCGGTTTCACCCTTGTCACCCTTTTCGAGCACAAGGTTGAGCACCTGATTTGGGGCTTCTCCGGTAATGGTCGCGCTCGCCACCTTGCCGGACGTGACCGAGCCGATGGTCAGCACGTTTGCGGGGCCTGCGGGGCCTTGGGGGCCGGTCGCGCCTGTTGCACCGGTCTCACCTTGTATGCCTTGTTTACCCTGCGGACCGGTCGCACCCGTCGCACCTGTCGCACCGGTGTCGCCCTTGCTGCCCTGCGGGATGCCAAGCGCCAGCGTACCAGTCGACTTATCGTAGGTCGCCGTTGCCAAACTTCCTGCGGGCAGTGTTGTCACCGTGACCGATACAACGCTCAGCGTGACGAAGTCCAGCAGCGTTGCGCCTTTGAGCTTTTTCGCTGTGCCGCCCTGCTGCAAAACAAAAAGATCTTCGTTGGTGATTTGTGTTGCTTGAGTGAGGTCGGAAATTGCTTTATCAGCCATCTGTTACCTCGCTTTCCGTCTCGGCAGCTTTCGCGGGCGGCTCTGCGGGTACGTGCGCCGCCTGCTGGTCGAGCCGCTCGAGGATCGCATATGCCTGCCGCAGCTCTCCCTTGACCTTTGCCATCTTCTCCGCGTCGTTCGCGGAGATCATCACCAAAGACAGCGTATTAAATGCGCTGTCAAGGATCTGCATTGCCTGCTTTTTCATAGTGTCTCCTTATCCCGACTACCACCAAGAGTCGGTGTAGATTTCTGCGTTGTAGGGTCTCCACGTGTCCGTGTAGATGTACGGCGTATACGCTCGCCACATATCCGTGTAGATGTACACCGCGCCGCCCGTAGTGCCGCCGCCCTCTGTGGTAAACGATCCGCTGTCGGAATAGCTGGTCTCCACCCATTGATTGAGGTTGGTGTCCCAATAGCAAAGCACTGCCTCCCAATCGTAGGTTTCGCCGGGGGTAAGTCCGTCGAACGAATCCGTAAACGTGTTGTTCGCGCCGGAATCCTCTTTCGAGGTCAAGTAATACCCGTACCCCAGAATGCCGGTCACGTAGATCGCACGCGCTCGGTCGTGGTAGCTGTCTCCGTAAAACGTGCCGTTGAGAACGGCTGTCGTCGATCCCGTCGCCGTAACGCTGACGCTAAAACTTGCCATGCGTCACCTCGCTGAACGGAGGAAAAAAAGTTTTCCCCAGCTGCCAGCCGGTAAGTTATCTCCGTACATCTGGCTGCCGATATACAGCTCGCCGCCGCCGAGCGACACAATGTTGTTGGACAGCGTGATAAATCCACCGTAGGGGCCGCTGGCTTTTAGGTATACATTGGTCGCCGATTCTAGCTTGATACCGCCATAGAGGGTTTTGATGCCGATACCGTAGTCAACGTTCGTCTCGACAAGCGAAATTTCGCCTACTTTGGTATTGCTGTTGGCTAGCAACTCCACCGTCTGGCCGCGCAGCTTCTGCGCCGTGATAGAAGTGCTGTCGATGTACGTTGCGATCGCATTGTCGACCTCGCTTGCGCTCAAGCCCGCGTTGTTGTCAACGTAGGTCTTCGTCGCGTAATTCGAGCCGTCCTTGAGATCACCGACGCGGATGCTGCCGGTCTGGATTTGGTCAGCCGTCAGCGTACCTTTGATATTCGCCGCAGCGACGTACAGATTGTCCGTCTTGATGCTGCTGCCGTTAATCTTGGTAGTTCCGCTCGCGTCCGTCACCGTCAGGCCGTCCAGCGTAGTCTTGACCTCGGTGTACTTGCCGTCGATGCCCTCGACCTTGAGCATGATCTCCTCGCTGGTCTTGGTAATGAGCGAACGGGTTTTCGACATGTTGCGCTCGATCTGCCGCTGCGTCGGCGATTTGTACGGATACTCATCATCGATCTCGTCCGCGTCCGGCGCGGAGATATTCGGCGCGAGCATCGGATCAAACGTCGTGTCCAGCGCGATGAGGGGCACATAAAGCCCGTCTACCGTCACCGCGTCGCCAAGCTCCACCGCAGGGTCAAGAAGAGCCTTTCGGCCCTCGTAGCCGATGTGCTTGTAGCCGGAGGCTTTGGCGAGGATCGATGCCGCCATCGCATTCGTGCCGTCCGGCTGCAAGGCCGTCAGCGTCCGTCCGGTGTCCGATCCGGACACACCGACCACATCGCCGTTCTCGTCGAGCAGCTCGACCTTAGTAATGGGCTGCGACGCGATGCCCGGGGAAAACTTCGCCAGCCGCCGCCCTAAATAGGTTTTGCCCATGTTGCCCTCCTTACACGAGGATGCGCACGCCACCAAAGGTGATGGCGCTGCCGGTCTCCGTGATAAGATAATTGGTTTCAGCGGGCATGGAGTTCAAACCGACCAGCAGCAGCTTTCCCTCATCCGTGATGATCCAATTCCCCGCGTTGGCGACCGCGATACGCCCCAGCGCCTCGCGCATCGTCATATCGCCCTCGTCGTCTACGGGGTACTGCATCGGAAATGCCGCATCCAATACCGTGCGGCTGTCCACTGCCACCCCCATGCGCGCCGCGATGTCGGCGACCGCCGTCGCCGCAGGCATCGGCCATGTCTCCGCGTCATAGCTGCTGTCGAGCCACGTCTCCTCCGCTTTGAGCATCGCATCATACCCGTGCACACTCAAAACGCCCGTGACCCGGTCGGTCTTGCGCGTGGAGAAGAAAAACACGCCCTTAGGAATCCACTCGCTCACCTGTTCGCCCAGCCGCAGCCGTGCAAATACTTCGATTTTTGCTTGCCGAGGAATCGTGCCTTTTGGGTAAAGCTCAACGTCGATCTGTCGCGCCGAACAATTCCCAATGCCAAAGGTGGAATACAGTCCGCCATACACTCGTAAGCTGTTTTTTACGATGTCCGCTTGACTATATTCCACCCCCGCAATGCTTAATTTGGTTTCTACACGATGATTCCGGTCAGCAAGCAGTGTTAAGTATAAATCACTTACGCTGTGCATTAAATCTCCCTCAACTGTACCGCGCCGCCCTTATAGCGCCGATTACCATCCACGCTGACCAGCGCAAACGCGGCTTCTAAATTGCTTGTTACGCGCATGGCCTTTACTATGTCCGCACCGCTATAAGGGTCGGTAAACGTCACGCTCACGGTGTCGCCCATCAACGCATTGTAATATTCCGTGGATTCTGCTTCTGTCATCGGGAAAAACGATGTTTCGACAATATATCTGTCTTTCGAGCGGGCCGCGTGCTCCGTGTCATCCATTGTTGTGATGACCTTGCTATAGCTCACCTCGCGCCGCACGTTGTAAGTGGACACTTTTTCATGCACGTCCAACGCGCTAATTCGTAATGTAATATTCATTTACACCCCCCATAGCCCGCTGCATTTGCCGATTGTACTTGCTCACGGATTCGCCGATAATTTTCCCGTCAAGCACGGACTGAACAACGATGTTGATATCGCCGCCCATGCCGCCGAGGGAAGAAATCGCGCCATGCAATTTGCCGGAAACAGATCGTTCCGTACCGATGCTTGCTGTCCCAAAGTCGAGGTTGCCCGTGATATTCCGCTTGATATTGTCGTATTCGTTGTCCCAGCCCTCGCCAAGGCCCAGCGCCATATTCTCGCCGATTCCCGCAAATACGCGGGACGGGGAATGAATCCCGAGTTTGCTTTTTACGCCTGAAACAATTCCAGAAAAGAAACTCCCGACTTTATTCTTGATCCAGCTGCCCATTGCCTTGATACCTTCCCACAGGCCCTTCACGATTTGTTTGCCGACATCTACGATATCGGGAAGCGAGGAAACGAAGGTCTTTACAATGGTCGCCATCATGTCAAGCACCGACCGAACGATCTGCGGCAAATTATCAGCAAGGCCGCTGGCGATTGCCAACACCATCTTCATGCCCAGCTCAATGACCTGCGGAAGTTTTTCGACGGCATAGCCGACGAATTTTTCAATCATTTCAGGGCCTTTTTCCTGCACCACAACGCCGATGTTTTCAAGGATTTTCTCAACGACCGGTAAGAGGTTTTCCGCAACCGTCACGGTGCTGCCTAAGAGGTTTGTGGTGAGTTCTGCCATGTCGGCGTTTTCATCGCCAAGTCCCGTGATAAAGTTGTCATACGCCGCTTTCATCGACGCGATAGAGCCTTGAATCGTCGTGCTGGCTTCCAGCTGCGTCGTGCCTGTAATACCCATCTCCGTTTGCACGGTATGGATAGCGTCAACGATGTCCGCGTAGCTGTCGATGGCGTAATTGGTGTAGTTGCCCTGTGCGGCATTCAGAGCATTTGCATCGTCCAAAAGACGCTGCATTTCCTCCTTCGTGCCGCCATAGCCGAGCTTAAGGTTATCGAGCATGGTATAGTTCTGCTTGGCGAAGCCGGAATACGCATTTTGAATGGATTCCATGCTCGAACCCATCTTGTTTGCGTTATCGCTCATGTCGGTAATGGCCAAATTTGCCTTTTCCGCAGCCGCATCCGTGTCATTGCCCATCGATTGCAGCAGGGACGCGGAAAACGCCGTCACGGTGGTCATGTACTCGTTTGCGCTCATGCCCGCCGTCTGGTATGCGTTCTGCGCGTACTGCATCACGGTATCGGCAGAGGATTTAAAAAGCGTTTCCACGCCGCCGACCAGCTGTTCGTACTCGCCGTAATTTTCTACGGCTTGTTTTGTAATGGCAACCGCAGCCGCGCCTGCCGCCGCAATCGCAGCGCCGCCGATCTTTGCCGCCGTAGCAAGCCCGCCTTTCAGTTTCCCGGCAAGCGTTTCCGCCTTGCTGCTCGTTTCTGAAAAGCCCTTGTCTACGTCTCCGTCGTCTACGCTGATTTTGACAAATAAATCAAGTAGATTCATGTTTCACCACCAATCCGCACCGCGCGACCACATCGGCGGTAATCTCTTCGCACGTTCTGTTGTCCTGCTTTTTCGGCTCAATAATGTCCGCGTATCGCGCCTTGATGTAGTTCCCACCCGCGTATCGCGCCGTGTTTTCGGCCACAATGCGCAGCGCGTCCGTCACATAGATGCGGTACGCCTCGGTTTTCGCTCTCTCATTGAGCCGCGCCACACAGTACCGCAGGAACGGCTTTACTTGTTTTCGTCCTCGGTATTCTCCTGCGCAGAGCCAGAGGATCTCCCGCTCTGCGCTGAGATAAAAAGCACGCTAAATGCTTCATCAGACAAAAGCTCCGTTGCGTCCTGCATCAGCTTGACAAGGTTCAATTCGCTCTTGTACTGTTCCTCGCTAACCCCTTCAATGGAAGCGAGAATGGCGATGATATCGCCCTTGTGCTCCTTAAAAAGCACGGGGAGCGACTTTCTCGCCCGCCACACTAAGAAGTTTTTTGCCGTCATACCTTCCGGCAATCGTTCGCGCCTGAAAAGCGCAGATGCCGCATTGTCCTGTGCAATGTTTGCGACAGGATCAATGATATCTGCGATGACGTCAAAGACGCGCTCGCCCTGAATATCGGAAAGTTTCATTTACGCCTCCGCCGTACCGGCCTTGATGTAAATCTCAAACGGCACCTTGTCCTGCGCTCTCATGGAATAGTGCGCCGTATACTCAAAGGCGAACTGGCCCTTGCCCTTGTCCGCCGTTTGGAGCTGGAACCCGCCAGTGGACAGTGAATTCATCAGGTGGATTGCGATAAAACCGCCGTTTGCGTCTCCGTTCTTGTCGGAGTAGTCGCCTACCAGCCAAATATCCGAAAAGTCCTTTTCAAGCACGTCATTTCTCGGCGTTACTTTCGTGGTGTCGCTGCTGTCAATGTCCGCAGCGCCGCACAGGCTTTTTGCAATGGCGGTATCGGCGCTGACAAACGTACCGCTCGCCTTTGCCTCCCACGAATCGAGCTTTTTCAGCTCCTTCGTGTTTTTCGGGCAGTTGTCAATATCTTCGCCATAGTCTGAGTATTCCGGAGTTGCCGAGAAGTTGACGCCGCCGGTCGTCGCGCCGATCTGCCCTGCCTCCCCAATGGTGCCGGTTGCAGGCGTAAAGTCAGTCGTTAAAACGCCGGCGTTGATCTGTAATTTCTGAAATGTATCAACAGGAATTTTGGTAAATTTCATGTCGTTGTCCTTTCATCAGTTTTGCGACAGGTATTCAACGGTAAGATTGAGGTACCGCCGCTTGATGTTCTTATCGCTTTCGTCCGCGATGTTCTGACACCACGGGGAGCCGCGCGTGATCCACATCGCGCCGCCGTCGTAAAAGACAAACGTTCCACCCATGCCGATGGCGTCGGCGATTTCCTGCGCCTTTGCGTTCGGTACCGCTTCGCTCTCGGTGTAGTACCAGAGGTTGACCGTCAGCGCGATTTCGCCGCTCTCCCACGACCCCGTGATAAGCTCATAGGTCAACCACGGAAAGGCCGCGTCTTTTGGCACGTTGGAGGTCGGATAGGACGGGAGGAATTGAGAAAACCACGCATGGAGCGCCTTATCCTTTGTCATTTTGGCAGCTCCTTTCGCTCCGCTGTGAAGAATTTTAGCGCCTTAATGATTGCACCCGCAGACCTCGGCGCGGCCTTTTCCTCTGGATTCGAGGTCACGCGATAGGTAATCCCCGTTTCCGTATCGCGGAAATAATCGTTATACTCGATGGGAACGCTCTGATTGACCAGCGCGGAATACACCGAGGTCACGCCCTCTTTTTCGGCTCTGCGGGCCTCCATCGAGGTGTCGAGCGCCTGATAGTTGAGAAATTCCGCGCCTTCGGCCCATGCGGTGATGTAGCCGCCTGCGCCATCCGGCGTTCGCGTCTTTTCCATCAGCACGCATTTGCTTGCGAAATCGTCCAGTAAACTCACGGTTCCACCCCCTTGAGCTTTCGCCAGTCGTTGAGACGACCTCTAAAAGCGTCCTGCCAGCCCGTCACAGCGCTTGTGTCGGACTTTCCGCCGCTTGCCTTGGTGTAACTGTACCCGCCAAAGCTCTCGCTCGTGTAGGGGCTTGCAACGGCTTCCCCGTTCTTTTCTTCCCACGCGGCGATATCTTCGGCAAGCACAACCACAGCCTTTGACACCGCCAGCGCCCACACCGTCCCGGTAAAGGTTTCATCCGTCAGGTCAGCCGCCGGATATTGATGCAGACCGTCATTAAACACAGAGCCGCAGATGCGGAAATATTGATTGGTCAGGAGAAAGGGCAGCGCAATGCTGCCGTTCTCCACGGTGAACGTGCCCTCGTGAATGTCCACAAGGAACCAGTTGTTCAAATGCCGTAAGACCTGTTCAAGCATCACGCCGCCCCCTTATTTAGCCCGCAGCAGCCGCAGCAACGGTAGCCACGGCAATGCCGTCCAGATACTCAGCCCACAGCTTCATGCCCATGATGGCGTACATATCGCCGGTGGCGCGGCTGTAATCGCCGTCGACGTGAACTCCGATCAGGTTGGTCTCGCCCTTCACGGTGTAGTTCAGGCCCAGCTTGGCAAAGTCGCTGTCGCTGGGGTCCACATAGTACAGGTCGATGTTCTCCACGGGCAGAGCGATCACCTTCTTGGAGGCAATGTACTTCTCAGGCAGCAGGAACAGAGTGCGGTAGCCCATGAAGTTCTCCACGTAGTTGATGCCGAACATGGTCTGCACGGTGATCTCCTTGTCGCCCAGGTAATCGTAAGCGTCGATGATGTTGGCGAAGCCCACCACCTCGGTCACGTCCTTATCCAGACCGGCAAACTTGTCCAGCACCTTGCCCTTAGCCATGGCCAAAGCGCGCTGCCACGTCTTCTCGGTCACCTTCAAAGTGCCGGTACCGAGGAAGGTATAGAAGTCGGTCAGGACCTTGTTCTGCAGGGCCACGAGGAAAGCCTCATCGGTCTTCTCCACGGCAACGTCAGCGCCGTACTTTGCCACGCTCTCGATCGTCACGCTCTTGGCATACTTGGAAATGTCGATGTCGCCGTAGGCAACAGGCTCCACCTTCATCTTGGTGAAGGGGATCTCGTCACCCTCAGCCACAGTGCCGCCCTTGAGACCGCCGTCCACGCTGGCCTTGTAGGAAACCAGCTTCGTGCCGGGGGCCTTGCGGATGGGACGCATAATGCCCATGATGTTGCGCAGTGCGTCCCAGTTATCAGCGAAGCGGGACACGAAATCCACCTCACGGGCAGAAGTGGTAAACTGGGCAGAAGTTGTTACGTTAGTTTTCGCAGCCATAAATAGCTCCTTTCAAAAAATCAGTTGTTTTCGCTTGCCATCAGATCGGCAAGCGCTTTCTGGCGCTCCGCCGTAGACATCACATAGCGGCCCTTATCGTCCTTCTTATAGATGTCCTCGCGGGTCTTCGCGCCACCGGTGTTCGCCGGGGGATTGGCAGGATTCGCACCGTGCGTCTGCGTGGTGGAGACAAGCCCCTTGTAGGTGCCGTTTACGAGTGCATCAAGGCTCTTAGTGTCCTTGATCTTCTCGCCGTCCAGCTCCAATGCGGCCATTTCTTCGCCGCAGCCACGCATGGCAAGGTCCAAATTTGCGCCGGTGATGTTTTTGCTCTCAAAGTAAGCGCGCACGGCCTTTTCCTTTGCCGCCTTGCTTTCCTTTGCCGTGACGTCGGATTTGTAAGTTTCAAAGGCCGAGTGTTCCTTCTCGTACTTTTCCTTATAGCCGCCGTCACCCGCTGCCTTGAGGTCGTCCAATTCCTTCTGGACGCTGGGCAGCTTCTCCGCGTCCGCCTTGTACTTCGTGAGATCGTCCTTGAGGGGGTCAACCACGCCCAGATGCAGCGCAACCAAGCGATTTTCGATCTCTTCGGTGCAAGCTTCGCCGAGAATATTTCTAATTTCCGCTCTCGTAAATTTCGCCATGTTATTCGTTCTCCTTTTCCTTGGCCCCAATTCTTCGGGGGCGAACGTTGTATAAAAACCGCTGTACCTCGCGGGTTTTACCTAAAACAAAAGAGCCAACCACCGAGAAAAACTCGGTAGCTGGCTCCTATTGCCCTTTTCCGCGCCCTATTACGCGGAAGTTGAATATTTGATTGTCTTTTTTACCTCTAACACGATATACCCGTCGCCCTTGCGCCGGATCTCCGCGTCATTGCCGCGCCGTATAATGGCCTCGATGGCCTTGATGGTCTCGTTATCCATTTTTTAGCTCGCTTTCCAAAATGTCCCGATACTGTGCGGCATGATCGGCGGCAGCAGGTTTCAGAAACGGCTGCGGTTTATTACCGTGGATCATGTGCCAGTTGCCTACGGGTTGAATAAATCATCTATGCTGATAAACTCATGCAATTTGTATCGAGAATGTATCTTTATAGGGTCGAGTTGGAATATCTCACACCACTCCGTAAGGGTCTTTGTAGCGTTCCCGATTTTGATATTGACGTTTGTACTCCGGTTATTGCACTGTTCTTTAACCGTGGACCACCGGCAATTGTCAGGGCAATAGTCACCATCGTTGTCAATGCGGTCAATGGTCAAATCATCCTGATATCCGTGGGACATGGCCCAATCATGGAACGCAATAAAATCAGAACGCCATTCCTCGCATACCTTTATGCCACGTCCGCCGTATCTGTCGTATCGTGCATCATGTTCATTATAACACCTTGCTTTCATGTTTTGCCAGATGTTGTAAATCCTTGTTCCCCCAACCTTAAATCCGGTCTCTGCAAACTTCCTGCGCCCATCGCCCAAGATAAGGTTTTTCTTATCCTGTTCCTTTTTCAAGCAACCACAAGAGCGAATTGCGCCGCATTGCAGGCTATCAGAACGAACAATTTTCACATTTCCACAGTCACACTGACAGACCCAATAGGTTTTTCGCGTTTCCGTTGGATGCAGACCGACTACAACCAATCTGCCAAATCTCTGCCCAGTTAAATCCTTGATGTTTTTGTTGTTTTTCATCGTTCCCACCTCGAATATATTGTACCATATTCGGGCAGAAAAGTCAACGTTTTAACTCAGATTCTATGATTTGTTTGTACTGGCTCAAATGGTCCGCTGCAGATGGCTTTAGGTATGGTTGGGCACGTTGCCCATGCGTAAGGTGAAATTGTCCCTTTGCATCTTGATATACCCAAGGATTCGGCCTGCCACCCGGATAATACTTTCCTGTGCCAAGTTCCGCTTGTGTATCACATAGGCCCCATACTCGCTGTTGGTGCCTATGTAAACCGCATCACCACCTTCGTCTACCACATGGGTGATGCTGTTTCGCAGATTGCCGGTGTCAACGGGGCACAGCTTTTTCGCATATCCCTCTGCCACCAGCCCGCACTTTTCAAGCCCGCGCAGCAGCGCCGCCTTGATCGCATCGGAAACCTCCGCACTGTGGTCTTGGATATCAACGTTCATTTTTCAGTACCTTTAAACATCTTTCCCATTCATCGAGCTTTCCCGATATCGGATTTTGCTCAATTAAAACTCTGAGAAGAATTTCCCAATCTTCCACATGGCGCTTGTATTCCACGAAAGATAACGTTTGTTTCATCGGCCACAATTCCGCTCTTGTGATAAATGCCTTTACAAAATCGCGGCTACATCCTTGCTTTTCGCAAGCGGCATACACTGCTCCCAGTTTATTTTCTTCTTGTGCTCTAATTCTTTCTCGCCATTCTCTAATATTACCCATCGTCCATCACCATTTTTATGTAATAGCGGTACTCTCCCATAATTTCTTCTTCGCGGACTTCTTTGATTGTAAATGTTGCCCCGCGTTTTAACAAAAACTCATATTCTGTGTCTTGGAATTGCCCAGCCAACTGATTGACATACGCCCCGCGTCCTACGCCAGCCGGGATTTCAATGTCAAATATCGTCGGCTTTGCAGTAGCAACGCCATTTCCTTGAACAACAGTTGTGCTTGAATATGCGCTTTCTCGGAATTTTTTGCCTACAAGCTCACTCAAGCTCTCTTTCACATCGTTGTCTTCTACAAGCCTGTCAAGAACATCATTCATTACACCGCGCTGAACGCGAATATTCTCTTTTAGCTCATATCTACTTATAGCGCTATCCAAACCTTTGATTTGCTGTTCGACAAATGCGCTATTGATGTTCTCCCAATCACCCGTTTTTCGCAAATATGCGTTTATGTCGTAGTAACCGCCGCCGGTATAGTCTCCAATAGCATAATCTTCGGCCTCTGACAAAGATTTTTGCCATTGTGCGTGCTTGCTTCTTTTCTTTGCGAGCAGTCCTCTTTCTTCCCCATCGTAATAGAAAAAGTCATTTGCCGCATCGCCCGTGTCAAACTGCCTATACTCCGCAGGCTCTGTTTTTTCTTTAATTATAGCAGATTTTCCCGCATTTACAACTTGCGCTGTGTCTTTTTTCCACCCCGCCCACTCCGCATAGGTCATGTCAGAAATAACCTCTGTTTCGCCCGTAGCGGCGTTTCTGGCGCGTCTCTGCGCCGATGAGGTATCTACGCCATCTACTACCGCAGTCGTCGTGCAGCGACAGTTATACACGAGATAGCCGGGTGCAGAAGTATCACCAGGGAACATGATGTCATAGCCATCGACTTTGAACGGCTTATCAATGCCCACCGTTTGACCGTCCAGCATGGCATGAGCGTGTCGCGTGCGATTGTCCAGCGTCGCAAGCCACTGTTTCTTGAGCTTAATGCCCATCTTCTCCGCTGCCGCATAGCTATCCATGCGTCCGGCGTTCTGCGCGCCGGTCACGGCGGTTCTGGCGGTGCGGATAGCGCTATCGCGGCTCATGGTGGTAATGCGCTTTTGCAGGTCGTCTGCCATATGTTTGATGCTTTTGCCCTGCAAGATAGAGCTTGTCACGCTTGCCGTGATCTGCTTCTTGCCATACGCGAGGTCGATACCACGCTTTAAGGCGCGTTTCGGCGGGTAATATGGCATTAAATCCGGCTGCTCTAGCATGAGCCGCTTGACCGTCTGCTCGTCCCACAGGTCAAAGCCGACGTTGCCCGCGACCTGTTCGATGGTATAGGCCGAATAGTTGCGGTTGAGGGAGTAGATACCGGGCGTTGCATCGTTGGTGTAGGATACTGCCACAGCGTTTGCATCGGTCACGCGATGGGCTACCTTGTCACGCATGGCCTGATAGCGTTCCCCACGCCCAATCTGGTTCAGCCGCCATTGCTTATAGTCGGCCTCCGTCCATTCCTTACCGTTCTGCACGGTGCCGATCAGTGCCTTCATTTCCTCGTCGCGCTTTTTGAATTGCTCAAAGTAAGCGTCAATGGTCGCTTGCAGCTCTTCCCCAGCCTCACGGTACAGCCTTGCAATACGCCGTTCCAACTTCGCAAGCTCTTTGTCGGTCAGTTGATGCCCAAGATCACTGGTCGCCATCGCCGCTCACCCCCGGCGCGACCGGTTCCGCAAGACTGCGGTCGATCTCTTCTGCCGCCTTCCGCTTTGCCATGTCCTCGTACTGGTCAATGTCGCCGTTGATCGTCAACAGCTTCTTTGTGATGTATTCGTCATCGTAATACGCCGCGCCCAGAAGGATGTTCTGTGTTTCCTCGCTCTTGTTGATGATCTGATTGCGCGTGTAGCTCGGCTGATCCTCGATGCCTGCCGAACGCAAAATCTCAACAATAAACCGCGTTACCTCGGATTCAAACTTGTCTGTTTTCAAATCCAGCGGCACATAGCTGGCCTTGATCGCGGTCGCCGTCTGGTTCCCTGCGGATACCGCCGCAGCGTCAAAGCACTGGAAATCTTCGTACAGCTTTTTCTTGAGCATATCAATGGTGCTGCTGGTGCCCTCATACGGGGCCTCGATGGTCTTGCTCTCCACCTTTGCGCCATCATCGCCGTTGGCGTGGGCGACATGGGTGGTTTTCAAGCGCTCCACAAATTTCGCATCGTCGAGATCGTCCATGCCGTTGCAGTTGGACAGCACCCAATAGATCAAATTGCCCTCGTCCACGTTGTTTACCATGTTCGAGGACGCAAGATCGAGCGCGTCAATGGTGTTGCGCTTGCCTACAATTTCGGATAGGCACCGCTTATTGTTTTTCAGCGGAACGATGGGGAAACTCGGATAATTGCCGCCGTCGTAAATCTCTGTTTCGCCGACTTCGGCCTTGCGGATAACGAGCTTGTAGCTGCGCTTTTCCTGCAATACGCTCATATCTTTGTTCTTCGGCTGGAAGTACTCGGTAAAGCCATCGATCTCGTACAGCGTCGCTCTCAGCGGCTTATCCTGTGCCACCTGCCAGAATCGAATACCGGCTTTCATTGCGCCGTCTTCTTCATCGTAAAGCGGCACAAACTCCAACAAAGAAAATACCCGCAGGTGAGTTAAGTCCCAAAAGCCGAAGGACACGCCCGCGATTTTCGCCTCACGCGCCGCATCCATGACTTCCTGGTCAAAGTCCGGGCATAGCTTGCTCGGCGTTTCCTTCTCCGCAAAGGTTACGCCGTTGCCCAGAAGATAGGAAACCTCCTGGTCCACCGCCAGGCCGAAGAAGCGGCTGGCCAGCTTGTGGTTTGCCGTCCACATATCCGTGTGGCTGCGCCCCTGCATATCATAGATGATTTTTTCATAGCGATTGATGGTCGGATTCAGGCCGTCATAGTACGCCTCCGCATCCACCGCCGTTTTATACGCCGTGCTCTCGCGGTGCTCATTGATCGCGCTGCGGATAAACTCAATGCGCGCCTGCTCGTTTTCACCGACCGCCGCAAGGTCGTTATATGTTTTGATAGCCGCTCACCGTCCTATCTGTTCCAAATGGGGGTATAATCGCTCTTGCCCTTTTGACCGGGCACTTTCCATATCGATTCCGTCGCATATCGACATGCATCAATATGGTGGTTATTTGCATCAGGATACCCGCTGATGATATCTCCCTCGCGGTTTCGTTCGTATTCGTAAGAAACAAACTCCTCTGCCGTTTTGGGGCATTTTGCCTTGTCGATTACAATGCTCGATAACCCCTGTAGCCACTGCATAGATCGCTCAATGCTTCCCGGCCCTTTTCTTGCGCTAATGCAGCGCAGCCCAAATTTTTGATAGTCCGCGACACTCTTAGGCTCTGCGCCGTCTGCTGTAATGAGATCATCGCGGGTCAAGCCATAGTCAAGCAGCATATCAGCCGTTTCTTTGTTTCTCTTTTTGTTTGCAGTCATTTCCGCGAAAATATATAACGTGCGTCTCGCGGCGTCGTAATAGCAGCGGTTAAATGCCCACGGGTCAGGGAAATAGCCCCAGTCAACACCGTTATAAATGCGGTCGAACTGCGCAATTTCTTCGTCGGTGATCTCTCGCAGCTCCAAATTTTCAAACACATTTCCACCCGTGCCGACTGGAATGCCAAGATACTCGTGCTGATATGCACGCTCGTCTGTCTCTTTGAGGTGTTCCGCTTCTGCAAGAAACTGTTCTCCCAGCCATTCAGGCGGTGCTTGCAGATATGTTGACTTGTGGCACAAGCGGTCATCCCGTTCTTCCAAGCTATCCTTGTTTGCCCAGTTGTCGCGCGAAATTGGTGGGTTATAGCTTTCAAAATTCCAAAACACCGAGCCGCCGCGCATGGTCGACTGCAAAATGTTTCGGATTTCTGCGCGTCCGGCAAACTGGTCTTTTTCTTCAAAGTGCGTTACGGCAATGTAGCCAAACGGCACCTTGATAGACTTGATCTTCATGGGATCGTCAGCACCCCGAAACATGATCTTCTGCCCGGTAGGCTTATAAATCAGCTCCATCGGGGATACCTTTGCTTCCCAATACGCCGCCATGCCCAGTTCACCGATTGCCCAGATATACTGCGCGTATACGCTGTCACGAATGGTATTTGCCACCTTACGCAGCACCAGCGCGTGTGTACCCGGATTGTTTATCAGCAGCAGGGGGACGAGTACAGACACCGTGGAGGATTTTAGTGAGCCGCGCCCACCGCTGAAATCGTAGTGCGTGTGACCGTGGTGGAACACGTCATGCGCCACGGCGTAGAACGCAGAGCCGATTTTTTCAGACAGGCGAATGTCAGACATCAATTATCACCTTGACACCCTCTGTGTTGATGTTCTGCTCCACAATATCCTTCTGGTCGAGGTACTGTTTCCCCAGCCAAATGGCCATATTCGCGTTCTTTTCAGCCAATCGCCACTGACTTCTCCGCAGCGAAATTTTCCCAGCTCCGCGCTTTTGCTTAAATACTTCGGAAAAACTGGCATGATAGGTGCGTTTACACCAACTATCCAGTGTTTTATCGGTCACACCAAACCAGCCACAGATTTCCTCAAGCGTGCATTGCAGGCCGCA